ACCTGTTTATACTTAACTGATAATAGTAACGATGTAGCAACAGTATCTTACGTTGATGCTGGAAGAGTTTATGATATAATTAGTGGATCTAACGGGACTAAACGCGTAGGCTCTGCAAATGGGTATAATACAGCAGGCGGAAGCTACGGGAAATTTCTACCAGATGTTGGAGTAATTATTCTTAATGGTGCAGCTTTAAATGCAAATCAAGCAAATGGAGGTATATCAATAGGAACTACCCTAGATACCTCAGGAACCCTGAGAAAAAATCATGAAAGATTTTTTAATGTAATAAAAACAGGAGATTCTTTTAAACTTCAATCAGAAGAGACTATATCTTCTAACTTTGTTTTTATTAGAGTACGCAATAGTGAGTTTAACTACTCAACAAACCCATCTAATATTACCAGCTCAGGAGAACTGCGTCACGATGTAATGATTAATAGCCCACAAGCTTATATTACAGCAGTTGGGCTATACAATGATAATAACGACTTATTAGGAGTAGCTAAATTATCTAGACCATTACTTAAAGACTTTACAAAAGAAGCCTTAGTTAGAATCAAACTTGATTATTAATGAATGAGTGCTTACAAAAAATTAAATCAACAAGATGCGTATATATCGACTTATACCTCCCGTAAGTCTTGGGTTGCTAGTGGAAGTCAATATAGAGAGTTAGGAATAAATAATATTGTTGGTTTATCCGGTTCTGGTGACTACTACTCTTTAAGTGTGGATAATGTTATTGCAGGGAATACACAAACCACAGAAAGCTCAGTATTTAATAGGAGACTTATTTATGAAAGTATAAATCACCTATACTATAAAGATTTTGAAAACTCTGTACTAATTAGTAGTAGTTCCTACGAAGCCTATCTTCAATCTTCCTACGAAGTAAGTGGTTCACGTTACTTATATGAAAGAATTGCTGTATTTTCTTTACCTAAGGAAATGTACGGTACTCATATAGAACCTTATTCTGTATCTATAGTTCCTGAATTAATTAATAGTGGTAGTGCGGAAAGCGGTAGTTTTGACAACTACGTAATCAATAACTATACAACAGAAGAAGGAGTAAATTCTATTCTATCAGAAGATAACCTGTATATAGAAAATGTAGAATTTTTATTTGGTTCTTTGGGACAAAATTGTAATTTTAATAGTCCTGATTATATTGAAAATGAATCAAATTATGTAATAGAAACAGATCCTACTCCCGGACAGTATTTAGATACTACAGGAACAGCTAGAAATTGTAATGAAATAGTAGACGATGGTGAGGGTAGGCTGTATTTCAAATACTCTATTCCAAGAGTATATGTAGGAAACGTGATATATACTCACGGTCAAATGATAATAACCAATGAAGTGGTGGCAATGTACTATAACCACTACTTTAATGCAATATTAAGGTGGAAATCTAACCTGCCTATTTTTACTCATAATTACCACTGTAAGATTAAAACTCATGAGTTTAATTTTACTTTAAATAAAACCGCACTACAGACCACTGATGGTCAAATAGCCGACCTAATATCTGGCTCAGACTTTAATCCGTATATTACAACTGTTGGGCTGTATAATGATTCTAATGAATTAATGGCAGTTGGTAAATTAGGTAGACCAACTCCTAAGTCTGAAGAAACTGATATGTCTGTTATAGTAAAATTAGATATGAATTTTGGAGCTAGTAGACTGTCCGGCGAAAGAGGTTCAGCATATGTACCTGCCTCTCGACAAGAAGTTATAGATAATACCACACCTATATCTAGTTGCGACTATTACTTTACTTTCCGTAATTATTATCAAAAAACAGGAAAAGGTACTAGAAGAAATGGAGACAAATGGGGTGATAACTCTCACAGAGAATATTCGTATGGTGGTTATGTACTGTATAGAAAGAGAGAATTAAATACAACTATTTGCAAAACAGCAAATACAGGAGCTTCAATTTTTGATACTCAAAATTTCAATGTTGTACAAAATACAATAACTGGTAAAAAAGGATTGGTAGCTAGATGTTATGTTGATGTAAAAGCTACTAAGGTACTAGGTATAGATGGGCAGTACTATGTTACTTTTGATTTCACTCAAAGCGGTGGGGGAGAATATAATGAAACTGCAAGCACATTAAATAAAAGTAAAACATTTTTCAGAGACATAATAAGGTCCTATTTATTATCAGAGTCAGCACCAACATGTGAGTATATTTCATACGCTAGTGAATCGTGCGCATCATTAATAGCAGAATTTTAAAAAATAAAATAAAGAAAATAGAAAAACAAAAATAAAAAAGTCCAGATTAAACCGGGTGAATTGCTGGAAACTCTTTAGAGCTCTAACTACCAAAGCGTAACAATGTTAGAGATTAGACAATCAGCAGCCAAGCTACAAGCCATCTTGTGGAAGGTTCAGAGACTACTGGAGGGAAAATGGGTTCCCTTAATAACCAGATTTAGCGCCCGGCAGTAGAAATACTGATGATATAGTCCGATCTTTATGGAGACATAAAGTTAACAGTAATGAGGGTGACGGACCACTTAACCGTTCTCGAGTCGCCTTGGATTAACGTTACAAAGTAAAAAAAGAAATATGAGTATAGTACTTAGAGTAAATAAAGGCTCGGCACTTACGTACGATGAAATGGATAGAAATCAATCTCAATTTTTCTATTCAAGTTCACTTCATACACAAAATACTATATTAAGACTACATTATACCGGAAGCTCTGCATTAAATGAACCGGGTGGGGTAGACTATGGTCCTAGATACATCAATATAGACCTAAACCCTAATCAACAAGAAATAGTAGTCCCAACTGTTGCTGGTGCTAATAAAGAAGTACAGTTTAATGATAATGGGGCCTTTGGTGCTAGTTCTAATTTTGTTTTTGATAGAACTATCAATAGCATGGGTATCGGAACTAGTAACCCTTCTGCTAAATTAGATATTTACGGAGAAAATGGTCGTCCTGCAGCTATTAATCTTCGTGGATTTGGAGCAGGACCTAACGACAGTCCTCATTCTGTTGTAAGATTTTATGAAGATCAAGAACTTATAGGAAGATTAGGTAGGATAAATATAGATAATTCTCATATCTACATAACTAACCAAAAGGTACTACCCGGTAGAAGCCAGTACGGTAAAATTATATTTTCTATAAAGGGAACATCACCAGACGGTACTCAACCTATCGCTACGGTAAGTAACGATAATGATCAAAAAAGATTTGGAGTAGGTACTACGAATCCTGACAGACAAATAACTGCTGTCGGTAACCAAGGAATAGGAATAGGAAATACAGGAGATAACTCTCTACACTCATATCTTAAAAGAATACCTAGTGAGTTAAATGCCCAAACTACCAATGGTGTAAAAAGATTAGTACCTGTTGGATCAGATGCAGAAGGTTTATTAATTTCTTCACCTTATGCTACTAACGGAGGTAATGTAGTTGTCAATTTAAATACAGATAGTAACAATAGAGAAGGATTTAATATTATAAACTCTACTGGGAGAAGCGGAGCAGATGCAAATTTTGCTACATCTACTGTTATAGCTTCATTCCAAGCAAGCGGTAAAGTAGGTATAAACACTAACAATCCTCCAGTAGTTGGATTAACAGTAACCGGTGCAATATCTGGTTCAGGTACTTTGCAGGTAGGTACTATTGCTACAGGAACTGCAGTCAGCACTTCTGCTTTAGTTGCTACATCGACAGGACTTGTACAAAAAATAGCAGCAGCACCAGTACCGTTAGGAGGTATTATAATGTGGTCAGGAACCATAGCAAATATTCCTGATGGATGGACATTATGTGATGGTACAGGAGGAGCTAACGGAGTAACAGTACCAGACTTAACTAATAGATTTGTTGTAGGAGCTACAGCTGACGGAGCCGGTACTGCATACCCAAATTTACAAGGAGGAGCATCAAATAGCTTAAACGCTGCATCTGGTAGTATTATTGCACATAATCACGAAGGTAACACCGGTTATGGAGGAGGTCATACTCACACCTACAAAGATACTATGTTTACTGAGGAAAGTTCCGGCCAAAATTATATTAGTGCTATCGACAACGTGGATCAAATGAGTAGTGTTGAACATACAAATAGTTCTACAGATAGTAACGGAAATGCACTTTGGAGCTTCAGTATTAATAGAACAACTTCAGCTGCTTCCCCTTCAACACATCGACACGAAATTTCAACAGTAGGTGTAAACCCAGCTAATAAGAACCTACCACCATACTATGCACTTGCATTTATAATTTACGTAGGAGTATAAAGAATTGAAAAAGATATTTATAATAAAGATATAAAATGGCAATACCGGGAATAACATATAGACTAGAACAAGGCTCTTCTCTGACTCACACTCAGATGGATAATAACTTTAGATCAGTTATTTATTCTAGTTCTGTTCAAGACGGTGGAGATACCTTATGGTTACACTTTGATACTGCCGAAGAAGATAAGTATATAATTCCTCTTAACGGCGGAACAGGTGGACTTACAATTAACGGTAACACAAATAACTACATAGTAACTGCCACAGGGACTCCCGGATTACTTCAAGGAGAATCTAATTTACAATTTGATGGCGATGTATTAACTATAACCGGTAGAGTTAGTCAAGATGATGGCGATAATAATATCTTTATAGGAGAAGAAGCAGGAGATACTATATCAGGAGCTCAAGTCAGCGTAGGAATAGGATATAGATCAAGTAAAAACTTAACAGGATATTACAATACAGCCTTAGGTGTAAATTCCCTTTTAAATGCATTAGCAGCTTCTTCTACAGTAGCTTTAGGTTTTAATGCCCTGTATTCTCTTACATCCGGTAATAGCAACGTATCGGTAGGTGCTTCAGCTGGATTAAACCTAACATCAGGTACCGGTAACGTTCATTTAGGTAATGCAGCAGGACCTGGTGTATCTATTGCAGAATCAAACAAATTATATATTAATAATGCTGCATCAGATACTCCTTTAATTTTAGGAGATTTTTCAACACAGCAAATAACTTTTTCCGGCGGTGTAACTGGTTCTTCTTTTACAGGTTCATTTGTAGGAGACGGATCAGGATTAACCGGACTTACTGTAGTATCCGAATGGGATGGATCTCTTAACGGTGATGGAGAAATTACCGGTTCTTTCACAGTATCTGGATCTGCAGTAACTGTTGATTTTACAAACACGTTAGCAATATCTGGATCTATCTTCTCTGGATCGTTCGTAGGAGATGGAAGTGGATTGACCGGAGTACAAGCTGATACATTTCCTTACACAGGATCAGCAATTATTT